TGCGACCAGCCACGGGGCTATGGATAGGACCAGTATGGATAATATTACGCCCATTTCCATCTGAATTTCCTCCATGTGCCTTTCCCGAACGGGCAATATTTAATGCCGCCGCCACAGCTTGATTTTGTGGGTGCCCCGAATGGACCATTTCGCTTATGTTTTTGCTAATTGTAGCTTGGCTTGACCCATGTTTTAATGGCATCACGAATATCCTATGGCAACTACGGAACTTGTCCCGGGAACAAAAGTTAACCCCGTAGCAAATGGCATCTGTATTTGGTAAATGCCTAACGTATTGGGGACGGCATAAATGCGGTTACCTGTTAAAGAAGAAGTGCTATTGGAATCGTATAAGTAACCTTGCGTAGTTCCAACAACAATAACGCTAACAGTAGCCACCCAGCCAGAAGATGACTTAACCACCGTGCTAGATGATAATTCTTTACTGTTTAAAGTGCCTGAGTGAAAATTTACAGCGTTTACGTATGAATTAATTGCCACAACGCCGTTTTTTTGGGTAGTGAGGATGTCATCTAAACTAGCCATCAGAATTTCCCGTCAGGTTGATAGCGGTACTTTACCCCGCCGAGACGCCAGAATGTCCCTGTATCACTTGATGATAAGGAAAACGCCATAAAGCGCGCCCTAATCCGACAGGAAATATATTCTGTTGTCTGCGTCATTGGGAAAGAAATGGAGTTAACCGTGTTAGATGGCGAACCCGCATAGTAACTGGTCGACGGCGATACAGCAGCATCTGTTGCATAGTTTGTATAATAAATAGTCATGTTAACGGTCGCATTGCTGGCGCTGCCGCTAAATGTATTCCACTTCATGTCAGGCCAAATCTGGTCAACGAATACAAGATCTTGACCTTCTGCCAACTGAAAATATCCTGTTGTAAAAGATGACAACATGGGTTGGTTGTTGGTGCCATTATATGCGGCATCAAAACCTGTTTCGTGCTGGTAAATCCAATTATCCGTGCCCGCGCCGATAGGGTTGCCCAACACAGATTGATCTATCCAAGCTGTTCGGCTAAGGCCATTATTTGTGCCCGTGCTTGTTCCGTAATCCCATTGCTGCATTTGGTAATTATATTTTACGTAAGAGTCATTTTCCGTCGCGTTCTGCGATGGGTAATACCACGTAATTTCGCTAAATTGGCTATTAACTGCGCAGCAAACTTTGCTGTAATAGGCCGTATTGATGTTCTGGAAGATAACGTCAAATATTGGGCACGGGATTGCTTGAGGGCCACTGCCAGTCATCATAAAGAATTGGCGTTGGGACATCCAAAATACCGACCCATTTAATTGGCCAATGCAATGCCGTGAAATGGCGCCGCAATTAGATCCAAGCTTGTTGAAGCCATAAACTAATGAGCTGCCCACATATTGCATTGCCCATAAGTCTAGGTCAGTCCAAATTAGTCCTTGTTGCGGCCCTTGGAATGCGGCGACAATTTTAGATCCAGTAGGTATGCGGAAACTACCAGCTTGGTTGGTTGAAGATGCATTCCAAGTAGTAAAATCCCCGACATCACACCAACGCACTAAGAGTGGGTCGGGTTGCAGAGTGAATGACGAACCATAAGCAACAATTTGCCGTTGAGGCATGGCTACAAATATGCCTGAATTAACTAATGGTGCATTGCCGCCAACAATCTGGGCGTTTTGCAATAGTCCATTAGGGTCATAATAATATATGGCGCCACCAGCAGGGCATCCAATTAAATACGACCCAAAGTTATCCAGCGTCCAATCCGTAGTGCTAAATGGATATGTACCTGCCGTATTGGGCTGCGTTGTACCCGTACCGAACCCACCCGAGCCAAATGGCCCAATACCGAATCCGGTTCCGGCGGCTTGCGCACCCTGAGCAACATAAAAATTAGAGTAAACTTGCCCACCGGAATTTGCTGCGGTAAGCGATGTAGATGCTAATGTTTGGCTTGGGAAAACAAGATACGTCCCCGTTCCACCTGTGCCTGATATATACCCGACAATCTTTGTCCCTGTCACGCCACCAGATATGGTCATGCCGGGAGCCAAGAAAAATGTAGTGGCGCTGGTAATTGCGGAAACAGTTAAAGTTGTCCCTGAAATTGACCCTGTAAATGACATCGTTGAAGCCGTGCCAAGTGTAACACCTGAAGCTCCAGAGGATGCATTTTGGTTTATGTTAAAGGTGAACGTATTGGCATCCACAACAGTAGCCACTGAATAAAGGCCAGATTGGATTACAGTCCCGCCAATACTTGTAGGCACGTTTAAATAAAATTGTGATCCAACTGAATATCCGTGGTTATTAAATGTGGTTGTTACAGATGCAGAACCTGACGATATTGCAAATGAATAAGTAGCGGCTGCAGGGGTTGATCCCGTAGCGGCGACGGGAACAGTAAAATTATAACTTGACCCATACGATACCGTTCCGCCAGAACTGCTGCCGGGGGATGATGATAAAGTAAGCGTGAAAGAAATGGACGTTGTGCTTGAGGCAGTTACTAGCCAAGTTCCATTGTATGCGGATGCAGTAACGCCAGACACAACAATGGCCGAGCCAATAGGAGCCGCAGTGGATACAGCAGAAAAGTTTACAGTTGCCGTATTAGCTGTCCATGTTGCGCTTGTAATTGTCGGGGACAAAGCCGTTGACGCGGATACAATCGGATATGGGCCTGTTAAAATTATGCCACCAACCGAAACTGGCGATGGAAAGTTAACATAAGAAAATAAGTTAGCCAAAATGCCATAATCAACGACGGTAACAGTTTTACTGCCCGTGCTTGTTGTTATGTTGGGAGACTGAAAAGTTACGGTATTTTGGGGCGTAACAAAGAACGGATAGGCTACGCTACTATTTGAGTTTGGCGTTAATACGCTAAGTGTTCTTTCTGTCCCAATGCCTAAATGGTTAACGGCATTTAAATCCGACCAGCCTTTAAGCGCCCTTACAGCAGAGTTAAAAGCTGTGTTCACATAATAAGTAACCCAGCCACCCAATTTTTGGGCAAGACCCAATCCATTACGCTCTTGCAAGAATCGTATTAATTGCGACGAGGAATACGCTGCCTCATTCAATACGGGGGTATTGTTGGTTTCTACGCCCGGCTTAAGTTTAATGGTTCCAAAGGGCATGATTAACCCCTTGTCGGTGAAGCAGCAGGTGCAGGGGAATAAGAAGACCACGCAGAAGCTTGGAATTTCTTGCGATTTTCCTCAACAAGAGCGCTTGCCTTAAGTGCTTGATATTGGCTTTCATAAGTCTGCGCCATTTGAGGATCGTCATTAATACGGCCAAAGTTGCGTTGGAATGCCGATATGTAAATTAACGATGCCATAATGAATATATCGGGGAGATATGTCGATATAAACGTCGTATTAGACCCGTTAGCCGCATAGCCAACAAATGTGGCCGACGCCGTGCCCGCAGGCAATGTAATTGATATGGTAGTGGATGAGTTTACCGTGCAGGTAAAGCTTCCATTCCAGCCAATTGGATTAAACCCGCCAAGGTACACGGTCGCGCCAGTAGACAAGTTATGGTTGCCAGAAAAGATAATTGTTCCAGTTGTACCGGAAGCCGTAGCCGACGAAATTGTTGGCAAATAACCCAAGGGGGCGCTGCGCACTGTCCCGGTCAAAATGGTATTGTAAGCCTGATCCGGTGTTGGGCCGACAATTATATATTGGCTTGTATTACCTGTAGTAGCACTATCGCCGCCATAAACAGCAAAATACTGAGGCAAGCCAGTTGTAGATCCCGATCCGTAAACATTTTGGATAAATTCTTTGCTAATTGGAAGTAATGGCGAAGATACACCAGATAAGTTAACCACCTCAAATGTCTGTGGGACAATGAATTGATACGTGGGTATAGTTAAGGTATTAACATTTTGGGTGAAAGGGTAGGAAGTTGTGCTAGTTTGGGTGCTAAGAAAATCTAAATCACGTTGCAGCCGATTTTCCGCATAAGCGATCATAAGTGGCGCAATATTCATTAAGTTGGTGTCGTTTTGCGGGATAACAGCCATCGTTGCAATTTGCTGCAAGTATGTCCCGTATGTCAGCCCGTTTAACTGTGCCATAACTTAAATCCTACGAAGCCATGTCAAAAGCGGCTTTTTCTACAGCCGAAACACGACTTGCCCATCCACGTCCAAAAGTAGCATAAGTAGGCAAACTTTGCAAAAAGGCTAATCTTTTTTCACAGATTGCTGTAGCAGTTTCACGAGGGTTTGCCGCTTCACAAGCATTAATTGTGGCTTGGCCGACTTGTCCATCCGCACCCACACCAAGTACCTGCTGAAGGGTTTTCGCCGCACGGCTTACCCCACTATTAACAGCCATATCAAACACGGCATAATCAACGCCAAGAGGAAGTGAGTCACCACCAATTTTATCCCAATAATTTGCCTTATACAAAGGCGCAACGTCCTGTGGTCCTAAAGCACGCATTTCGGCCTCAGTAACAGGATTGCCTATCCAATCTTCCCAAACAGCCTTGGTGACACCTAAATTAGTCATGCCGCCGGGGTCTTTCGGGTTATTTACAAAGCCACCCTCTGATTTAAGAACAAGGGCAAGGCATTGCTCAAAGTTATCTTTCACTATTTATTTCCTAAAGCACTAGTAAGGGCATCCGTCTTTTGCTTAGACCCAGCCGACGAGCCAAAGTAGAAGCCCATTACGCTAGTCCATGCCGTCCCCAAGGTGCCGATAAGCATTAATAGAGCTTCACCACCAGTCGGCGGCAAACCATAATGAAGAATGTATGCAACAATACCAAAGAAACCAAACGTAACGCCAACAGCCAAAACGCGCGGAATCCAATCCCGTGTTGTCATCTGCATTTGGCGAGCTGAATCGCGGTCTTCTTCCGCAATCCGCTCCAAATCAATATCCAAAGATTTCATTTGGACCTTAAAGTCCGCATCAATCTTTTTAAGTTGAGCTAATTGGTCCCCTGTTGGGTTACCCAAGACATTCATAATGTCATCTTCAGTACCATTTTCATGGCCAAATATAGCACTAGAGATGGCCCGTACAGCCATCCCAGCCAAAGGGCCGCCCAAAGCAGTAGCAATCGTGGGAGCAACCGCGCCAACCAATCCACCTAATTTTCCTAAGTCCATGTTATCACCGTCTGTTTGAGTTAAATGTTACAAAAGAGTCAGAAGGTTTTTTCTTTGTAACAGATCCGCCTCGTTTTTTAACACCAAAGCCGGGCAGTTTTAAATCTGCAGCGCCTTGCAATGCGTCCTCAATAATAGGGTTTGACCTTGCAGAAGCCAATTCCGCCAAATAACCTACGTCTGTGCTAGGTAATTGAGATGTTGGCGTATAAGCCCATTTGGACGAATCTGTTGCTGGCTTGTAACTAGCCAATTCTTCGGGTGTTGCTTGTGGTGCGGCAAATGCCTGTGGCGGCAATCCGTCTAATTGGGAAGCCTGTTGCGCAAGCTGCGCTGCATTTTGTGGGTTAGGCGTGGGAAGAATGCCATAAGCCGCTGGGATACTAGTATCGCTAAAACCCGCAACTCCCATATTTTGGGCGCCGCCAATGGCATTAGCCTGCTGATTGGTCATTCCCGATTGGGTAGGCTGATTAGCCTTAATGTCGGCAAGGCTGGTGTTGTAATAATTTAAATCATTATTTTGCGCCCCGCTTACAACGTCCCGAGCCAATTTGTAGGGGTCTGAAAGAAACTCTTTCCCGGACGTTAATTGATTAGCCCAATATTGATCTGTTGCTGGGTTGTACGGGCGGCCAAAATTTTGCATATAAATTTGGTTTAATGCCGCCGTAATCTGATCGTTTGTGTAGGCCATTTTATTTAACCGTAATCATGAGAATAACACCAATCACACCTATACTTATTACCAGAAAACCAACAATACTGCTAACCATAATTAAATCCTTACGGTTTTCCTCTTGCTCTTTTAGGGCAGCAGCAGCCTGACGGGCAGCTTCCTTGCGCTGTTCTATGATTTCACGTTGGATGGCATCCCAAGCAGCTTTGCCATATTGGCCTATGAACAGGTTCTTGACCTGAAGCTGCATATCCATCGCCTTGGCTTTGGCAGCATACCGCTTAACAGCCTGAGCCTCATATTCAGCTTGGCTCTGGAATAGCTTTTTGCGAGGTGGCGTGGATGTAACTGTAACAATTTGGGCAACCTTACTGAAAAGATTGCCCACTTTTTCTGCAGTTTCCATCATGTCCCGGCCAGAATCGACGGCGGACTTAATGCTATTGTAGATTGCAGTCGCGCCAGCGATTAAGGTAATGGGATCCATGTTAGTCCATATTATTGTGCGGCAGGCGCTTCTGGGGCAGGTTCAGCCGGGGTATTTTCTGAAGGAGGAGTAGCAGCCTCAACCTGTGGCTTGGCTTGAGCATGGAGAAGGCCAATAAGGTCAACAACTTCAGCATATACGCCAGCACTAAGGTGCTTAAGAACAGTGTTAACATGAGCAACAGTCAATTTTAGTTCAAGTTCAAGATTTTCCATATTGTCCTCTTATGTTGTTAAATTAAGCAAATTGCGTTGCAGACGCCAGAACAGTATATGCTGGTGCGCCTGAAGTTTTTATGATGGTATAGGTGTAAACGTCAATACTATTAGTGTCTCCCGCCGATGGAGCAATGCCACCCTGCCATTTTGGAGTTACGCTAGTTCCATCAATAGTAACAGCATTATTATAATAAGCTGTGTTTCCATTGGTGTTTAAAAATACAATCGTTACTACCTGACCTGTAGATGTGATTGAGTTAAACGTGTTGGACCCGTTGCCACGTATATTTATTGTAAAATTGCCCGACGCATTGGTCGTATAATACAAGACAGATTGGCCAAGAACATCATAATTGATTGTTCCGGTGGCTGCCGTAGCACTAATTGTAGCTGGTTCCGCCGCATTTTTTAAAATAAGGGCCAATGTGGATCCAGAACCGTTTAACGTAGTAGTTCCGTTAACAGTCAATGTTCCAGACAAAGTTAGGCTAGTAATTGACTGCAAAATGCCGTCATCCGCCTTATAAATGTTAGTTCCGTCACTGAATAAAAGGCTGCTATAACTCTGAGGTATGGTTACGGTATTACCTGCCGCAACGCCGCTGCCATTGTTGACGCCAATAGTCACCGTATATGCGCCAGATGTTCCGTTGGTAAATACCCACATCCCTGCAATGCTTTGAGGGACGAGAACAATTTGGTTAGCCGCTAAAGTTTGGCCACTGCCAACTGAAAATCTCATGCATTGTGATGTATTACCGCCAGTCACGGCAGGTGAAGTAATAATGGTAGTGCTTGCTACCGATGGTGTTGAGAAAGAAACACTGGTCGTTTGGCCAAAAACTTGGTCTAAAATAGATGAGTTATTATTAACCGGAACGTCCCACGTCCCGGCAAGACTGCCATTACTTGGCTCGCCAAGGGAAATATTAGTCGTGTAAGTCGTAGTCATCTGATGCGCCCTTTCTTCCTAATAGCTTTTGGATCGTATCAGTCTCGTAAATCTTAATTCCATACCAAACTATTGGTAGAAACGCGCCAATTTCCGGCAACCACCCCATAATACTACCCAATGCTGCGGATAGCGAAAGCCAATCCATAAAATGTTTCATGCCCGTATCAATGTGGTCGGTTAGGGTCATAGCTGAGAATCCAAAATAATTGCTGCAAAAGACGCCCGGTCAATGATTGACTGGATTATAGCATGAGAATTTTGGTCATGTAATAGGTTGATATTCATAATGTCACCCTAAGCAACCGCGAAAAAGATATAAGTGGCTGCATTGATGTTTACGGTGGCAGATGCGTTAGATGTTAAAGTAAATCCAGAAGCACTACCATAACAGCCATTGTTCCCAGTAACTTGAGCCGTTGTTAAGTTTGTCGTTAAATAGGGGCTAGAACCGCTCGTAAACCCGTTGGCACTATCAAAGATAAACCAATTACCTGTTGAATCAGTGCGTTTTACTAAAAGAAACCGCGCCGAATTGGTTGAAAACCCACAATCAATTGTTTGAGTTCCACCAGTTCCTGTGTATGTACCAACTTGGCTTACACCAACCAATGACGCAAAAAGATAAGCTGTATAATACTGCCCCGACGTATTTAATAAGTTGGAAACAGTAAACACACTTGATGTTGGTGCAGTATTAGCCCAATAATTATTTGTGCTAGAAGGCGCTGTGTTATTAGTTAAATTAAGAGATTGGGTGGCCCCAACTGTTTTATTGTAAACCGCCCAAGTACTACTACCTGACGTTTTAACTATCATAAGTTCGGGGACAGCATTCAAGTTATGCGATTTAGTTTCAGTCCCCAACCCTGTTCCAGAATAGGTAACTAAATCAAAGAATCCCGGGGCGCGTTTAAAGTTCCAATAACTTGTATTGCTTAAATTCCCAGATGCGGCATCTTGGAAATTTGTTTGCCCATTTGTTGTTATGCCATTTGCGGAATATGAAAGTCCGGCCCCTGCTGTAAATATTTCATTTAAGGCACCACCAGTCCCTGCCGTGTTGCTGGCATACCCATATTGAGCAGAAGTTATTAAAGAATTATAAGATGTTCCCCTTAGCCTGTTGTACCAATACACGCCAGTGTTATCAACTTTGTTGTTTTCAGCCAAAATTGTTAAGTCAACTGGGAAGCTAGGGCTTATTACAGTTGATGGAGGAACTGATACGTTAGGATAAAATACATTTGTTCCTATTGTTGGCTTGTTCATTGGGCCGCGTCTAATAGCTATATAAATATAAGTTGCCCCCGATGTATTAACACTGGCAGAGGCCCCCACAGTGTTAAACCCCGTGGCATTTGGCGCCAACAATCCCGTATTAGATATAGTTTCCGCAACAGCGGCGGTCGCATCTAAGAAAGCGCTCCCGTAAGCTACGTTAGGAGAAGTGGGAGAAACAAACCCCCGCATATTATCTTGTATTATAAAATCCCCAGTCGATGAGACGCATTTAACAAGCATCCATTGAGGTTCATAACCAAGCGTTACGTTATTCCCAGAAGCACCCGTGCCAACATAAGACCCACAAGATATAACATTTTGCACGCCGTTTGAGCCAAAACCCCCAGCATTAGATGCAAACAAATAAGCTACATAAGTCTGCCCGCTTGCATTTACTGTTGAGTTGGTCCCAACCGTAAACGCAGCCGATGTTGGCGCCGTATTATTCCAATAAGTTGTATTTGCCGTTTGAGCCGTATTGGCGTTTAAAGTAACATAATATTGTTCTGGAGTAGTCCCGCCATTAAGGCCACTATGATAAACTGCCCAATTAGCAGTTCCAGTTGTTGATTTAATCATAATGCATCCGGGCACTGCGCCCAAATTATGACTAATAGTCGCTATACTTCCGGTTCCCGTGTAAGTTACTATATCAAAAAATTTCTTTGTCTTTAAAAATGACCAAGAAACATTGTTTGACCCAAACAAAGATGTAGTATTGCCGCCAACGGTAAATCCATTGCTATTGAATGAAGTTAAGCTTGCAACATCAGTTGTTGTTGTCCCGGATGAATTGGACGCAACATATTTTGTAGCCCCTCGGACTGTGTCAAACAAAGCATTGGTAAAGCTATCAGTCCTATCTTTCAGCCAAACCATACCGCCGCCGCCAGATAAGTTAATATTGTTAGTAACCGTTTGGGATGCACCGTTAAAAAGATAGGTAGAAAACACATTCTCAATATAAACAGGAACTGCGTTTGATTTCCCCGTTGTAAAACCAAATGCCTGAGCTGATGCAGCACCTCTAGTAAGTAGCATTGGCATGTTATTGGTCCTTTTCTTTTATTGCTTGTAAAGTACAAACGTATTTGTACCCGTCTTTGTCAATTGATACGTAGCCGTTGCGGATGCAGCAATTGTTAAATCACCTGCTACACCACCGTTAGTAATACCCGTAGCCACCGCAACTGTGATGGCGTTGGTGGCACCTGTATTTTTAATTGTAAACTGAATGGTTTCGTTTGTAGCTAACGTAGTCGCTGCTAAACCAGTCCCCGCCGTGTCAAGAACTGTTCCTGTAGGCATGGTCATCGTAACCGCAGCCGCCGTCGTAGACGTAATGATGCCGCCCTGAAGCTGCGCGACTGTTAGGGTCGCCGTGGCGTTAACGGCGTTAGCAACCCTTTTAAAGAAATACGCGCCTGAAGTATCATAACGTGCCACTTCTGCCTGTGAAGCTACTTTAAACTGTATAGAATCCGTAGTACCCGCGCCTGATGTAGATTCAAGCGTTAAGGTAGAAGATGCTGTTGTTCCGCCGATAACTAATGGTGAGGCAACGGAAGTGGCTGCAGTTAAACCGCCAGTGGATGCTATAGAAACACTTGATGTACCACTACCATTTACAAAAAAATTAATGCCGCCTGTTGATCCAGCAATAATATCTAAAGAACTAGAAGAAACTCCAAATCCATATACAACTGAAGCACTATCATATAAACGTATTTTGTTTGCAGTTCCGGCAGTTCCTAAGGTAGTTGGAGTAATTACTAACGATGCACCGGGTGAAGTTGTCCCAATTCCAACAAAACCGGAATTAAGAATACGCAATGCGGATGCAAGGGTGTTGGCGGTAGATCCCGTTGTTCCAACAGCAGCAACTTGAAAGTCAATATAGCCTGAGCCACCTGTGCCTGTACCGTTACCTGAATATAGCGATAAGTTACCGCCAGTAATGTTAGTTCCCGTGCCATTCGGTGAACGTAAAACAATGCCCACTGGGGTGGCAGAAGCATCGCCTGAACCAATAATAATATTACCAGTAGAAACACTGGCTAAAGAAATCGTTCCAGAACCTTTAGCATTTAACGTAAGGTTTTCATTTGCTCCTGAAGAAAGGGCAGAAAGGGCAACGCCGCTACCAGCAGCAGCAGATTTTACGTTAAACCCAGTAGCTGCTGAAGTGGTTGAAGCGTCCACGTTAAAGGTAGGGTTTGTCGTTCCCGCAGGGCCAACAGCCAAAGCATTGGCCGAAGTAGATGTAATCGTTACAGCGCCCAAAGATGGAGTGCTTGACCATGATGGCGCAGCACCTGTATTACCTATAAGAACTTGTCCTGTAGTGCCTGCTGCCGTAACACCCAATGCACTTGTTGTGTTGCCGTATAAAACACCGTTAGCAGTAAATGTCGTAGCGCCAGTACCGCCGCCATTGACTTGCAATGTTCCCCATGTTGGTTGCGCCGCATTGCCGCCAGAAATAAATGCTTGACCGGAAGTACCATAATTGACCGTAGCAGCGGCAACAGAGCCGATACCCCACGCAC